ATTTTTTTATGATAATGAAAGCAACACGCTAAAAAATACTGATGGTACCATTTTTGAATTTCCAAATTTATCAGAAAATAGAAACAGCAATCTTAAAGAATATGTGTCTTTTGATAAAAATACACCACTTAAAAAATCCAGAAAAGTTGACACGGTAAAAATCCAAATGGGTTTATCGTGTAACTATTCTTGTGACTACTGTTCACAGAAGTTCGTTGAACGTGCACCAGAAACCAGTAAAAAGGATATTGACAACTTTATGAAACTCTTTAGTGAGTTGGAGTTCAATGAAAAAACCGGTTTGAAGGTTGAATTTTGGGGTGGCGAACCATTTGTTTATTGGAAAACAATGAAGCCTTTGGCTGAAGCAATCCTTGAAAAGTTTTCGCATTGGAAACAACAACCAAACTTTTCTGTAATTACTAACGGATCATTACTCACCGAAGATATTTGTTCGTGGTTATATGAAATGAATTTTTCTGTTGCTGTTAGTCATGATGGACCTGGACAATCCGTTCGTGGTCCTGATCCATTTGAAGATCCAGAAAAGAAAAAAATTGTAATGGATTTTTATAACCTCATGAGACCAATGAATCGTATGAGTTTTAACTCAATGTTAAATGTTAAGAATCAAAGTAGAAAAGAAATCTTTGATTGGTTTATTGAGTTTACTGGCGATCCTAATGTTCGTTTAGGTGAAGGTGGATTTGTTGATGCGTATGATGAAGATGGCTTAGAAAATTCATTACAAACAAAACAAGATCATTTTAAATTTAGACAGAAATCATTCTACGATATTTTTGCTAATGATGGTAAAATAGGTTTTTCCAATATTTTATATAAAATGGATTCTTTTATTCAATCGGTTTTAACACACAAAGAATCAAAGTATCTTGGCCAAAAATGTGGCATGGATGATGAAAAAACTATTTCATTTGATTTGCGTGGCAATGTAATCACTTGTCAGAATGTGAGTGCTTTAGAAACTTCTAAGAATGGTGAATCACATTTGGGTGGTAATCTAGCCGATTTTGATAATATTGAATTGAAATCTGTAACTCATTGGAGTAATAGAAAAGAATGTTCCGGTTGTCCTGTATTACATATGTGTAAAGGTGCCTGTATGTTTTTGGATGGCAAATATTGGGAAACATCTTGTAATAACGCTTACTCTGATAATGTACCTCTATTTGCGGCCGCATTTGAAAAGATGACCAACGGATACATACCAGTACTAATTAAGAATGAAAACTTACCTTTAGATAGACAAGATATTTGGGGTACAGTATATGAACACAAAGAAGAACCTAAAAGAAAAACAATACCCATCAAATTAATTACAGACAGAAAAACTATGGTTGAAGGTATTGAAGTATATGATAAGAGTCTAGCAATAGAAGAAGAATAATTTGATTTATCATATATTATGAAACTTGAAAATTTATTTGCCACACCTCTTTTTACAGAGTTACATAATGATTATGAATCTTTAAATCAAAAAATTCTAAAAGAGTGTGCACATCTTAATGATTTTAGTTTATTCAATTTACAAACTGAAGGTGTTACAATATTAAAAGATTGGATAACAAAAAATGTCAATGATATTTCCAATCAATTCAATTTTAATCATGGTAACATTACCGGTCGAAAAAATATAATTAGACCATTTGAATCTGATACACCCCACCACCATATAGGAAAGTCAATAATAGTGGGTGTATATTATGTCGATGTACATTCAAATTCTGGTGATATATTATTACATGATCCTAGAGGAGCTTTAACATGGGAAAATCTAGGTTATGTACCAAATGATCCTGTTGCCAACAAAACTGCCAGATGTTACCATCGTATTAAACCACAAAATGGATTATTAGTTCTATTTCCGGGATTTCTAATTCATTCTGTTGAAACCAATTTAAGTAATCAAAATAGGACATCAATCGTTATTAATGTACACCACTAATGTTTAACTTCTGCCCACCTAAAGTCCTTGCTGACTTAAAATCCGAAACCTTTCCTGATGGCAAACGATACTATACACTAGATGATGGTACCAAACTACCTTCTGTGACTACAGTTCTTGGTGCTCAGAAGAAAGAAGCCATTATGAAATGGCGCAAGCGAGTTGGTGAAGAAGAAGCCAATCGTGTATCACGCAAAGCCACTTCTCGTGGCACTAATGTTCATACATTATGTGAGCGATATTTAAATAATGAACCATTAGGTGATATTATGCCGGATGCGGTTGAAATGTTCCGTTCACTTAAACCATTATTGAATCGTATTAATAACATACATTACCAAGAGGTTGCCTTATGGTCCAAACAGTTAGGAATGGCGGGTAGGGTTGATTGTATTGGCGAGTTCGATGGTGAGTTATCAGTTATCGATTTTAAAACATCCAAGAAGATTAAAACATCGGCAGATATTGAAGATTATTATTGGCAAACAACTGCTTACGCTTTGATGTACGAAGAACTTATTGGTGCCCCTATAAATAACTTAGTTATCATCATGGCGGTTGAAGATGAACAGCCTTTGGTATTTAAACAAAAGACATCCAATCATATCCATGGATTAGTGAAAGCAATACAATATTACAAGGAACAAAAATGAAAAAATCATTACTAATACTATTATCAGTATTATCGCTAAATGCTTTTGGCTGGACACAAAGACCTAATGCAGCACAGGCACAATGTATTTCACAGGCGCCTTATGGATTTCCTGCCACGAATCCTCCAACATATCCAATTTGCCGTCAAGGTTATTTTGTTGGTTACGATGCGACCGCTAAATTACCAAAGTATGTGACATACACATTACTTCCACAAAATGCTTTAGGTTGTGTTGCAAGAACTAATGCTTTCGTACAAGACCAAACAACACCTAATGGTGCAAGACCTGATGATTATGCGGCAACAGGTTACGACAAAGGTCATATGTCACCTGATGGCGACCAATCTTGGGATGTTCAAGTTGAATATGAATCTTTCTTAATGACTAATATGAGCCCACAAGCAGGTTCATTGAATCGTGGTATTTGGAAATTATTGGAAACTTCTGTTCGTGGTTGGACAGTACAACGCAATCAATCATACACAATTTATGTTGGTAGTTTGTATAATGCCACAGATAAAAAGATTGGTAATGGTGTTGTAGTACCACATGGTTTCTATAAAATTGTGGTAAATAACCAAACTAATGAAGTTGCTGGTTGGGTATTTCCTCATGTGGCACCGTATCCAAACCTAGGTAACGACCTGATCAAATTCCGTGTCGGTATTGCACAAATTCAAGGTCAAGCGGGAGTTAACTTTGCTTTCCCTAAAGGTGCAAAGGAACTTGCACCTGGTCAAGAATGGCCAGTAGATTTTGGTAAGTTGACACAAGCCAAACGTGCCAAATGTGGTAGTAATGCTTCGGCAGATTGATTTTAATATGTTTCCTATTTCATAATATAAAATAGGTGGTGGGTCGGGACTGGTAATAATAGTAAAAATGGTTGACAAAACCTAAATACTGTAGTATAATGGTCATATACAGTAAGGAGTTAACCATGAAAGTTGAAAAACTCATTAAAAAAATGTATGAAGCTTGCGTAAACCATGATTCTGTAAAAGAGAAAAAAATATGGTTTAAGATTCTAAAAAAATCTTTAAAGCAAAAACATACAGAAGCAGTAAAGTAATTCTCTGTGTAACTACAATGGAACACCGAAAAACTTGCCAAAGTCGATCAATGCAAGGACCGGCCATAAAGATTAGGTTACATTAAGGTGCAATTCCTTACAGAGAAACCATATTCGTAGAAGTTGTTTGAAAGTTGTTGTGGACGTGGGTGCGAATCCCACCACCTCCACCAAAAGTATATTGACGAACCGAGTTATCGGTAGCAAACATGTAAATGGCAATATACTTCTGATGGGGGTGAAATAGTTTCGACATGGCAATAATTAGAACAATGGAGAATCGTCAAAGCTAAAGACGTTAGGATTGAGGACACTCGGTCGAAGAAGCAAATTAAATTAAATGCAAATGACGAAAGTTATGCACTTGCTGCTTGATTAATTTCACAGCGGAGTTTTCCAGCGATTGTACTTGGCAACAGAAACAATCGTTCCACAAACCCTATCACAAAGTCAAAAGTACTTGGGTCCAAGGTCAGAGCATCGACTGTAAACAAAAGGAGATATGATGTTCGTATCGAAATCAAAAACTATATTATTTGCATTAAGTTGTGCCGTGATGTTGTATTCTTTCCCATCCATTTCACAAGATGTAACACAATTAATTGTTGAAAAACAGGTCAGCCAAAACTTCAACCGAGAGGTAGAGTGCCTTGCGGAAAATATTTACTATGAATCAGGTAGTGAATCATATGAAGGTAAATTAGCCGTTGCGCAAGTAACTATTAATCGTGTTAACTCTGGCAAATTTTCTTCATCAATTTGTGGTGTCGTTAATCAAAAGGACACTATCAATGGTTCAATGGTATGCCAATTCTCATGGGTATGTAACTCATTAAAAGGTATGATTCGAAATAAATACCAATGGGAAGAATCTCAGTTGGTTGCAAAAAGAGCATTGACTAGTAATGTTGCTCACGATTTAGTATATCAACAAAATGCGTTATATTACCACGCAAACTATGTTAATCCTGGTTGGAAATTAACCAGAGTTGGTCAAATAGGTAACCACATCTTTTATAGAAAATAAAATGGCACTATTCAGAATAAACCGATATACTGATGATGGTGATATTATGTTAAATAGTTTTAAAGAATTAAAAAATGCCGGAGGGGGCTTGCCACCGATGACATCTCAGACTATAATGATGAATGAAAAAGAAATTGATGAATTGATAAAGGTGCTACAAGATTATGCCAACGAAAGACGAAATCCGTGATTTTAGTTTGATGATTGATGAATTAGCAGTAAAACTTAAATGTACCAGAATGGATGCAATATTACACCATTGTAAAGAAACTGGTCTTGAAGTTGAAGTTGCTAGCACATTAATTTCTACCGCACTCAAAGCACGCATCAAAGAAGAAGCACAAGAACTTAACCTCATTAAGAAAACTTCACGCTTGCCACTATGACTGAGAATACTGGCTTTGCTGCCTATGCTTTGTGGAATGCTTTAAAGTTACACTTCACATCGGATAGTTACGATTACTTTAAGTATCATGGTAAGACCAATGTTTCAAAGCAAACATTTACTACAAATAAGTCTAAGTACCATTTTTATAAGTTATCTCGTAAATACAATATGGAAGAATTAAAAAACTTCTATGTTGCAAACTTCATTGAAGGTAAAGGAGATTGGGTAGGAGACCTATTGCAAGATGGCGAAGATAACTATACCAAATGGTTAAAACGGCAACAGAGCTTGACATATACCTTTGAAAATGATATAATTTATATGTTTGATTCTGTTGATGGCGCTGAATTTTGGCACATTGATGATTATTTTAAATGTATTGATGGTGGTTGGCCGATGTTAATCACTAAACTAATGCACAATAAGATTTCGTTGGAAACTGTTTGTATATTAGTTGATATTCTTGGTTGTATGCCAAGATGGGAAAAAGAAATAACTGATGATATTATTTGGCCGACACACCAAAGAATCATTAAAAAGTACACAGCATTTATACAATATGATAAAAAAAAGTATAAACAATTTTTAAAAGAAAAGATTAAAGAATATGCAGAAGCCTAAAATCACCGGCATTTACTTAGATATGGACGGTGTGATTGCTGATTTCGTAAAACGATACAAAGAAATGTATCACATGGAACCGAAGGAAGCAGAAAACAAAAAACAATTTGATAAATTCTTTGATGAGTTTATTGCTACTTCTCAATTTGCCAAATTAGATTTAATGCCAAGTGCAATGGATGGAATTACCTTTCTCCGTAAGTTGAATATACCTACTCAGATTTTATCTTCTACAGCAAACCAAGAAAGATATGAGGATATTTCTAATCAGAAATTAATTTGGTTACAAACTTATGGCATTACATTCAACGCCATTTTTGTTCCAGGTAAAAGATTGAAACAACAATATGCAGCACCAGACAAAATTATCATTGACGATACACTATCAGTTATCGAACAATGGAAAGCAGCAGGCGGTATTGGTATTCACCACAAAAATTGGCAAGATACTTTGGCAATATTGAAAATGTACCTTTGACAAAGCCTAAATATTATGATATACTAG